GACAACGCCGACCAGCGCGTCGTCGAAGCCATCCGCCGTCAGGCATTCTGGATAGCTTGCAGCGATCTCCTCGAGAATGGCGTTACGGCGCGCCATAGATGCCGAGAGGATCGCTCCAGCCGTAAGAATACCGCTCCCTTGCTTTGTAACGAAGGTTCCCGGTATCAAAATCTGGATCGTCCTTCGTCTGCAACGGAACGCGCGTGAAATGTTTCAGGCCGTTCGGGATGTCGGTGATGATGTACCACGATTTGGGGTCGACCAGCCAGTGGTTGACCTTCCAACCCTCGGGGATCGTCCCATTGGTCCACAATGCGTTGACATCGTTGTCGGCGGTCCCAGGACGATACTGCGATCTTAAGATCCTGGTAGCCGTAAAGATCTGCGCCGCCGGAACGATCATCCGGCGCGGCTTGGCCGCGATCAACAGACCGCGATCATCGAGCCAGAGCGAAATCGTGGTCGCCGCCGCCTCGAGCGAGGTCTCGTTGAGATCGGTCGTGGTGGTCGGCGTGTTGGCGTTGTAAGCCCCGCCCATGACCAGGGGATGTTGTAAGTTGCAGAGACTTACTCCATCACCGCCGGGGAATGCGGGGTTGAAGGCGTTGTTGAGGACGGCGGCACCCTTGACCTGCTTGGTGAACGCCATCGAGCGCGCGAGGGCCTTGGTGTACCGCTTGCTGAGCGAGTCATACAAGTTGTCCTCGAACGCTTCCTCGGTGACCGCGAACCCCATCGCGATGGTCTCGTGGGTGTACCGCGCGGTGTAGGTCTCCTGCGCGTCGTCGTAGAAGATGCTCTCGCCCTCGGCCTTGACCGGCGCGGGGCCGAAGCCGGTGACTTTCGTCTCTTCTTCGAACGAACGCTCGGAGTTCTCCGACGTGAAGATGTCTTTGGTCTCGTCGTCGTAACGGTTGTACTCGAGCCCGAAGAGCGCATTCAAGCCGGGGACCAGCTCTTTCATCAGTTGTGCTCTGGATATGGCTGGCATGGCTTATCCTCCCGTCGCATTCAGATATCTATCGATGCCGAAGTTCCATACGACTAAGACATCAGTGAAGGCATCGCCCGGCACGGAACCCGCGCCCGGCGAAGGTGAGCCGTCTACGACGAAGCCGTAGATGCGCACCGCCAGACCGGCACTCGCGGCAATCGAGCCGGAGACCAGATTGACTTGGCTGTTGCCGGTGTACGTGCTGCCCTGGCCGAAATTGCCCAGCGCCGCGTTCATCCCGATCTTGTCCGGCGTCACCGGACCATCCGCCTGCACGCGCATCACGACCCAGGGATAGTCCTGAACCTTGACCCTGACCTGGGTAGCGCCGCTGGCAAAAAGTCCGGCAGGTAGGTACTGCGCGTTGACAAACCCTCGCACCGGGTCCTGCCAACTGCACCCTTGAAAAATTCCAATCACCCCCGGCGGTCCCGCCGCCGGACTCGCGGTGAGGGGAATAACGTCACCGCCCTGTAGGCCCACTGGGTCGCCGAAGAACATGCCGCGAGCGGCAATCGTCGCGGGGTTGGTAACCGGATACGTGTGCATCCCCCCGGTGAAATAGCCCTCGCCCAGATTCTTCAGAACCCGCAGACCATACGGACCTGCGATTTGGCCCATAATGATCCTTCTGCCGCAGAGCGGCGTGTGTGTGTATTACGGTTCCCGGTTGGGACCGGCGGCGCGCCGTTTCAGGCGATCATCGCCACCCGGCCCGAAGCCGCGAGTGACTGTCGAGTTGTGTTCTCGGAACATCGTGCGCATGCGCGGGTCCTCTTCGGATTCGAGTTGGTCGTTCACCGATTTCATCTGGGCTCGTGCCATGCGTTCGTAATGCTCTTTGCGTCTCGCCATCAAACTCGCGGGGGCGCTGCACAACAATAAGCCTCCCACCTCGACACTCTCCGGGTAGCGCGACCCCTGGTCGGAGAGAATCTTCAGTTCGGGGTACTCGGTGCCCTGAACGGCCACCCATCCCTCCCTGAAGGCGGTAGAGACATTTACCGGATCAGCTTGACCCATGGCCGACGTTCTGATCCAGCGATGGACCAACGACGGACGTTCATTCGGGTCCGGCAACGCATTCGGGGGCAACCATGGCTTCTCTCTCGATTCCGCCTCGCGGCTCTGTTCGTCCCTCGGCAGCCTATCGTTTTGTGGAGACGTCATGGTAACTTCCCTCCTGCCTTCCTTCATCCCGCACTAACTGCATCGCGTACTGCTCGTTAGTAAGACCGAGCGAGCGCGCGAGCGAAACTTGGCTTTCGGTGAGCACGACGTGACGCGGGCCGCGCTTGGGCTCGCTCGTCCCGTTGGTGCGCGTGGCACCGGCCACCGCCACCGGGCGCGATCCGCCCTCCGGCTTTTCCTTGTCGGCGAACCGGCTGGGGAAGGTCGCGCGCAGCTCGCGATCAATCGTGCCCCAGTACTCCTTGGGATTATTGAGTTCGGTGATGCCCTGTTTCTCGAGCGCCTCGTGCACGCCCATCGCAAAGCCGCGCATCTTTTCCTCGCCGGGCTGATTGAACCAGGGATTGCGCCGCATCCAGTTCTGCGTGCCCTCGCTCATTTGCGGCGGCTGCCCGGAGACGGGTGAGGCAGCCGCCGCCGGTTGAGCCGAAGGAGCAGCGGTCGGCTCACCATCCCGCACCGGCGCGGGCCGCAACAGGCGGAGCCGGTCGCGTTCACTGACGGCCTGCGCGATCTCCTCCTGCGCCACCAGCTCCTGAGCCGTGTCGTTGTTGTTGCGCGCCTGAAGGAAGCGGCTCTTCGCCTGCGCCAGCTGCGCATCGGCGCGCTGCAGCGCCTGCTCGATCAGCGCCTGCTCGCTGCGCTGCGTCGAGGTTCTCAGCTGCTGGTTTTCCTGGTAGAGCTGCTGCGCGAGATTGGTCGCGGTGGCCACATCCCGGGTGGACTGCACCACCCGCCGCCGCCATTCCTGGTTGGCGATGTGCAGGCTCTTGATGCGCTTCTGCGCGTCTTTCGCGTACTTGCCGATCTCATCGTCGGGCGGCAGCGAGTCGAGCTTCTCGACTTCTTCGTCGGAAAGCTGGGGCTTGCCCGGCTTCTCGTCGTCGGGCTGCACCTCGACGACCACCTGATCGGGGACTTCTACTTCCACTTCTTTGGGCTCGTCCGGCATCAAGGCCTCTCGATTTCCCCGGGATCGGTGACGACGGCCAGCACGGTGTCGTCGTTGATCAGCGCGTAAAGTTCGCCCCGCACCATGAAGCGCGTGCCCACGTAGGGCCGCATGATGATGCAGTCGCCCTCCTTGCACCATGCCCCCCGGAAGCGCTTCTCGTCGAGGTACGCCTCCGGCCCCAGCTCGACCACCAGTGCCCACATCTGCGCCTGCCACTCCCGGTCGCGCACCTCGTCCGGCATCACCAGATTGGAATCGCGCCAGCGCTTCAGATAGTCCTCGGGCGGCAGGATGCGCACCAGAATGCGATAGCCGGTCGGATGCAACGTCTGGTCGATCCGGTCGTCCTCGCTGATGGCAGGTACGACAATCGGCTCAACCCGCACTGGCCGTGCCAGCGGCACTTCGACCGGCTTCACTGATTCCATCCCATCACTCCCTGAGGTCCGCATCATCGTCCCGGCTATACCGGGTGCGCACTTCAGACATTTCCTTAATGGCTACACGTATACCATGAATTTGACCACAGAGGTACTGGTAACCGGGCAAATCCCCCGACTCCAGCTGGTCGCGCAGCCTTTCAAGTTTCTCTTCCAGCGCCTTCTCGTAAGCATATTCCCAACCGCGCGAACCTGTCAGTTGTTTCACTTCAAGACCACCGTCACCCCGCCCTTGCCCTTCTTCATCGGCTTCGCCTGCTTGTCGTGGCCGTAGGCGCTTTTGCGGATCTGCTTGCGCATGTCGTCCAGCCGCCGCGCCCCGGCCTTGGTCGAGCCGTCGCCCAGCGCGGCCACCGTCGGCGCGTCGATCACATACTCGCCGTCACTGAGCAGGACCGGGTGGCCCGAAGGCGTGGTGGCTTCGATCTCGTCGCTCTGCCCCGTGCCCTCGCCCTCGAGCAGGCCACCGCCCGCCTGCTGCGTCAGCGGGTTCTGCCCGGCCTCCTGGTCCTCCTGGCCGCCAGCGGGCAGGCCGCCTTCCTCCTCGCCCTCCTCGCCCTCGCCCTGCGCCTGCTGGTGGTGCTGCTCGAGCAGCTGCTGGAGATCGGCCAGCGCGCGCGGCCCGAAGGCCTGGACGAAGGCCTGGATATCTTTCTCCGGGTCCGGGCTCTGGCCGTCGAGCGCCGCGAGCGCGTTGAGCACGATCTGGCGCTCCTCTTGGTCGTCGGGCGACATCTGATCGTCGGGCTGCTGCACCTCGCCCATGTCCGGGTACTGGCTCTCGTCCTCGTCCGGGGCCGCGCCGCCTTCCTGGTAGACGAACTGCGCCTGGGGAGACGGGGCGTGCATCAGCTCGCGGGCCGTGATCGGAGGCCGACTCGCCAGCTGCAGGAACTGGCGGAACTGCGGATCGGGGTTGTAGAGGTTGGGCCGCGAAGCGGCGGCGATCTCACCCACCGGGTTGCTTAGGCCGCCGCCCTCGAAGTGCATGCTGCCGGACATACGCCGCAGGTGCGGCATGGTGTGTTTCAGCGAGCCCAGGCCCGCCGACTGGCGCGTGGTGCGCAGGCCGGGATCTTTGAACTCGCGCGCCGCGTAGTCGGGCGCGAGCTTGCGCTCCATGCTGCGGATCGGATTGGTGTAACCGCCGGTCGTACTCATGTGTCATGCTCCGTCACGATGCTCACGTAAAAGGCTCCGGGCGAGCCGAGGGGCGGCGCGGCCCGATACAGATAGAAAGTCCCCGTCGGCAGGCCCTTGGTCGAGGGCACCGAGCCCGCCACCGCCCCGGTGGGATCGACGATCACCGGCGCAGTGCAGATGAAGCTGGCCGCGATCACCTCGGCCTGCGCGGTCACCTGCAGCATGAATTGATTGATGGCGTTCGCCAGCTTCGAGATGTACGACGGGTCGTAGCTCGCGGGCGGCTCGGGCAACGGCTGGCGGATGACGCGCGCCATACTACCGCCTCCCGTCCTGCTGCCAGTCGGCGCGGATCGTGCCCAGCCGCCAGCCCACGCCCAGCCCGTCACTCTGGAAGCGGAAGCTGATCTGCCGCTCCCTGAGACGGATGTACTGCTGGCCGGTGATCGGCGTCACCGTCAGGACGGCCAGCGTGCTCTTCGGCTGGAGCGGCGCGCTGCGCCCGAAGATGGTGACACCGACGGCCTGATTCTGTCCGGCGCTGCCGCGAAAGGCTACATCGGGAACGAAGCGCTGCAGGTAGAGGTAGTGATCGCCGCCCGAGGCATCGATGTCGGCGGAGTCGATCCAGGCCACCAGCGGCTCGCCGTTGGCGTCGTCGCCGTACTCGTGATAGTAGATCAGGCTGTTGGCGCGATCCGTCGCCACCGGATGATTGGCGCGGCCCATGTCGAGCCACGCGGTGCGGTCGATCATCCCCGTGCTCCACAACTGCTCGCCATAGTTGTAGATCACGTAGGAGTCGTTCTCCTGCGAGTTGGCCGAGGGGTAGAACCACCAGACCTCGCTCATCGCGTGATTGTGTCCGGCATAGACCTTGTAGGCCTGGGTGTAATTCAGATTGGAAAAGACGTAGTCCTTCACGCTGCACGGCAGCTCCTGCACGGTCCCGGTGTAGCTGTAGAAAATTCCCCTGTCCATCCACATCACGACGCTCGCCGCGTTGACCATCGCGTTCGGGCCGATGATCGAAAGGTTCTGCGCCACCGGCTGGAAGCCGAACACGTAAGGCATCCCGATGTACTGCTGGAGCCAGAGGCCCAGGTCGGTCCAGATCAGGATCTGGCCGCCAGCGGTGCGCAGCGCGCAGATGATGTAGGAGCCCGCGCTCAAGGGCTGCGAACCGGCGTCGTTGGTGCGCAAGGGCGTCCAGGTGTAGGCATCCTCCTGCGAGGACCAACGCACCAGCAAAGGGTCGGCATCGGTCTGGCCGAAGTCCGGGCAGCCGTAGGCGATCAGGTGCCGGTCGTTGGGCGAGACCAGGATCTGGATCGCGTTCGCGGGCACGTTGTCGGCTTTGAAGTCCACGCCATCGACATTGATGTCCTCGGTCAACGGCACGGCGGGCGAGCTGAGACCCAGCTGCTGGTGCCAGTAATAGATCGGGCCGCCGCGCACGCAGGCCACCAGATCCTCGCCGAAGTTATCCAGGCTCCACAGGCGGATCTGGTTGATCGTGGGATCGACCGGATTGAGCGTCTGCGGATTGAAGGGGATGCCCCAGCCGGTTGCCGGAGGCGAAGGCGCGGGGTACGCGCCCATCGTCACATACCAGCCGCCCCAGGGCGGCAGGCCCCAGCCCTGGCCAACCACCGCGTCCGAAAGCCCGCTCGAGACGTAGAAGGTGGCCGTCGGCGTTCCGCCGCCATAGACCGGCACCGGCGAGAGCGTCTGCGCCGGAGCCTGGAAGAGCAGGTAATCCGGGTCCATGTTCTCGTAGCCGAGCACCTGGAACTGTTGGCCGTTGAGCATCGCGGGCGTGAAGACATCGAAGCCGGTCGCGCCCGTCAGCGTGAAGTAGTCGCCGATAGAGGCCCCGTTCCCTGCCGCGTAGAGAACCATCTGCGAGCTGCCAGCGCCCAGCGCGCCGAGCGGGCCGCCGGTCTGGCCGGGCACCGGCGGAAGCGAGGCCATGACCAAGCGCACCGGCGTGATGTCGTAATACGAATTCGACCAGAGGATGTAGAGCTTGTCGCTCGTGCCCAGGCCCAGGTACTGCTGGTTGCCTTCCCGGTTCGCCCACTGGTGGATGTAGCGGCAGGTCCCGAGGAACGGGGTCGCCACAATCGGAGTCCAGCCGCCGATCTTCTCCGGCATCCCGGCGCGGAACCTCACCTTGTCGCAGGCGTACCAACCACCGCTTTGCGTGTAGTTGGTCGTCTCCTTGATGATGCCCGGCTGAAACTGGATCTTCGAAAGCGGCATGACGAATCAGTTGCGAAGTTGCCCCAGGCCCGCACTCGCCTTGCCGTCCACCTTGCCCTCCGGCAGACTGTCAATCTGGATCAGCAAGGGCTCGAGCCAGTTGCGGTCGGCCCCGATCAGGTAGCCCGGCTGCCATTCCTTGAGCACCTTCATGATCCGGGCGGTTTCCTGCTCGTTAAATTCATAAGGCTCCGGCGCGAGTGACTTGGTCAGGTCCCACGAGGCCTGCTGCCCGCCGCCAGCGAGCGGCACCACCTTGTAGCTGATCGCCGCCTTTTCCTTTTCGGTGAGGTCGATGCGGTCCTGGAGCCGCCACAACATGCGCAGTTCGTCCAGGCTAGCCCGCTGCGCGCCCATCAGGGCGTGCAAGTTCAAACGCTGTGTATGGTCGAGAATAAGTTTCATTTGTCTCCTTTTACGTTTTATCCGTCGGCACCCAGCTGGAGCCGTTCCATGCCAGAAGCTGGCCGGTTTGCGCGCCGCCGCTCGCCAGCTGCTGCGGGTTGACCATGACCGAAGGGGTCATGGGAACCGACACGCGGATGGCTCCGATAGTGACGGTGGCAACCGCCGGAACCACCCAGTACTCGTCATAGACCGCGCCTCTGTCCAGCTCGTAGGTCGCGGTGTAATATGTCCCCGGAGGCAGCGCGCCGACCGTCGGGTAGCAGACGATGGTGACCGAGCCGTCGGGAGCGATGACGTAGGTCTGCTGGCCCGCCGCCACCGTCTGGCCGCCATAGACAAACGGCGGCCACGTCAGGACGATCTGGCCCGAGGCGACCGTGCCGTCGAAGTACGTGATCTTGTCTTGGATCGTCGTCACTGAGCCACCAGATTGACATCCGCGATCCACCGGCTGCCGTCCGACTTGATCACCCAGAACGTGACGAAGTTGCCCGCCGAGTTGTACGAGAACATGATCGAGTTGGGCGGCGCGGTAGGATTGGTGCCGGTATAGGGAAAGCAATAAAGCACCGGACTCTGTAGCGCGCTCGCCGGGCCGTTGATCACGCCGTTCACCGTGACGTTGCCGGGAAAGCTGCCCGCGCCCGCCGCCGTCGTCTGAATCGTTCCGTCGGGAAACTGCACGCCGCCCGCGAGGACATGCACGCCGCCAGCGAGCTGCATGTTCCCCGATTGATCCACTGCCAAAAGTATCTGGGCATCCGCCCGCGCCAGCTGGAACTGGTTCTGCGAATTGGTGCCGATCCAGTTGATGAACGAGCCGTACTCGAGGCCG